TATATTTGTCAGTGCCATTTGCTTGAATCTATTCAAGAATGGATGATCACCATTACCACTTTTGAATTTGAGTTCAAAAATATCTGGTGTGCAAATGAATATTTTATTAGATGTCCGACTTGGTGACATACTCTTTTTCATTACTCTCAGGATTGCCTTCACCATGTTACCTTCAGTTTCACTTCTTGGTGATAGTTGATAATTAAATCGAAAAGTTCTGAGTCCAGGGCCATCAAAGAGTAGTTCCATATTTGGGTTCAAGACTTGACCAGTTGATCTTGCCAGAACCTGACCAAAACTAACCGAACTACCAAATCCCTGAAGAATTTTTTTAGAGATAAAACTTGTAAATCCATCAGCAGTGCTGTCCATCCCTAAAATTTTCCCAGCCTCTTGACCAGCTTGCAATATTTCTTGCGGGAGATCTGCGCCCCTTGATTCCATTATTTTCTCTGATTTGGTCATAACAAATTCTTCTATGGCATTCATAGTTGCACCATTCCAAGTCACGCCATTAGCGGCCACAATATTTGTTGGAATTGGTAAAATTATAGATGCAACAGAAGTTGGTTTTTGATATCCAACTCCATTAGATAGATTTCTTTTCGCAACACTTTTACTTAATGTAGATGATTTAGATGGTTTATATTTAATAATGTTCATCAAAAGATAATCCGATTCTTTGTCAAGAGTCGCTAGTGGATATCTGAGAGCTTGAGAAACCATTTTATCTTTTTAGATATTTAGACGATAATTTTGATATGGGATAGTTCTTAGATCTGATACTTCAGAAGAGTTTACTAAGTGAACGTCACCGACAACTTCTTCATTCGTATAGTTTCTATACTGACCCCAATGATAATTAATACCACGAAATCCCCAATCAAATTTTGCAACAACTGCAACTAAAGGATTCTGATCATATCGAATAAATGGAGTTTTTGGTTGATATACAAAAGTACAGAAGTTTCCAACTTCAACTTCTGTTGAAGTTATTGTTTCTGGTAGAACTTCCATGATCTCCATCATTAAATCATCTGGATCTTCTACTCCAGTTAACTTGTCGATCAATGGTTGAATTCTGCTCATATACCTAGATCATCCTCGGTAAGAACTTTAAATTGCCACTTACGATCTGCACAGTAATCTGTTGCAGCCTCCCATTTTGCTTGATTCTTGGCATACTCAGTCACTTCATAGATATATTTTTTAGTTTTTTTACTCTGAACTTTTGGTTCTGCACATTGTCTTTTAGGTTTTATTTCAATAATATATCTCTGAACACTTCCATTTTTTTCGAGAACCTTAATATAAAAATCTGGAAAGTAACGATGAACTCTAGAGTCTAATGGTGATCGATAAGGAATGATTATTTCCTCACTACCCCATTCAAGAATGTTTTCGTTCAGATCACAGTAGACCATGAACTTTCTTTCCCAAAGAGACCTATAAATAATGTTAGTTGGATTTCCTCTATACTTTTTTGTATTTGAGGGGATAAATTTACCTTTATATGCCATTTATAAAAATTTCACTATAGGTATTTAGAGTGCCAGGACCAAAAAACATTTCAGATATCAAGAATACGATATCTAGAGTTGCCCAATCATCTCACTATGAAGTAATGTTTGGTGGATTTTCATCCAAACTCGCCAGTAATTTTAGTACCTATAAAATTTTCAAAAATTTTATCTCAAGAGATCTTGGGCTACTATGCTATGATGCAACTCTCCCTGGATCATCTCTTGCTACAACTCAGATTGAAGGAAACTTCACTGGTGTTCAGCAACAGTATGCACATACAAGAATATTTAATAATATAACTCTAGGTTTCTATTGTGATTCTGATTATAATGTTTTAAAGTTTTTTGAATCCTGGATTGATTTTATCAGTGATGGTGGAACATCTGATAAAAGAAGTCGAGGATATTTTTATAGAATGAGGTATCCAGATTCATACAAGTGCGAAGGTATAAGAATCTCAAAGTTTGACCGAGATTTCAAAAGTGGTGTTCAATATAATTTGGTTTCTGCATTCCCAGTATCAATCAGCGGAACACCAGTTTCATATGAGGCATCAAATTCAATCCTAAGAATCAGTGTCGATTTTAACTTTGATCGTTATATTATGACCAGTCTTGGTACTTCTGGTGGCTCTGGTAAATATGCAAATGCAACATCTGCGCCAACTCTCCAAGATCTATTTGATTTCAGTAATACTTTCAGTAGTAACAGTAATAATGGAGGGTTCCAATATAATTCTTCATTAGAGGGTTATTTCTCATCACCAAGTAATTCCAGTCAATTCAATCAAGCATTATTGGATAACTGGATAAATTCCAAAGGATTGGGTTGGGATCCAAATTCAGCTGGAGCATCTGATCGATTAAATTTTGTCTCCAGATCATAATAAATAAAAAAAATATCATAGTATATTATGCCTTTACCAAAGTCTTCGACTCCTGTTTATGAACTTGAGTTGCCTTCAGTCAAAAAGAAAATTAAGTATCGTCCATTTCTAGTCAAAGAAGAGAAAGTCCTCATCATGGCACTGGAAAGTGAGAATATGAAGCAGATTAGTGAGGCTGTCAAAAATGTCCTATCTGCATGCATCATGAGCAGAGGTATTAAGGTTGACACTCTATCAACATTTGATATTGAATATCTATTCTTGAATGTTCGTGGTAAGTCTGTCGGAGAACTGATTGATGTTGTTGTGACTTGTCCAGATGATGGGGAGACAAGAGTAGAGGCACAAATCAATATCGATGATATTCAAGTAAAATTTGACGAGGAACATTCCAAAGATATTGAATTGGATAATGATCTCACTCTCAGGATGAAGTATCCAGCACTTAGTGAGTTTGTGAAAACAAATTTCAACGGTGAAGAAATTGATGTTGATTCGGGATTTGATATTATTTCAAATTGTATTGATCAAGTATATAATGAGGAAGAGTCTTGGAGTGCATCTGATTGTACCAAGAAAGAACTCAGTGAGTTTGTTGGCAATTTGACATCTTCTCAGTTCAGTAAGATTGAGAAGTTCTTTACCACCATGCCAAAATTAAGTCATACGTTGACAGTGAAGAATCCTAATACTGATGTTGAGAGTGAAATTGTCCTTGAAGGCCTAGCATCTTTTTTCGGATAGCCCTGGCACATGAGTCCCTAACTTCATATTACCAAACTAATTTTGCTTTAATCCAGCACCATAAATATAGTTTAACGGAGTTAGAGGATATGATGCCATGGGAAAGAGAAGTATACGTTTCTCTTCTCCAAGCATATCTAGAGGAAGAAGACTTAAAACGTAAACAAGCAAATGGCATCTAAGATAACAATCGACACAACCAGACTTTTACCTGCTGCGGGTCAAACCTCAGCAGGTGGTGGTGCAATTGTTAAATCAAGTGGTGGTGGGATTGTAAGAAGTTTAGGGCGATCATTTTCTGGTGCCGTACAAGAAATATCTAACGTTAAAGATAAGCAGCAGGGACAGACGCTCTCGTTTCTCTCTAAACAATTACAGGCAATCAATAGCAATATCTTAGCTATTGGAAATAATATTACGGCACTTACAAGTGCATTGCAGGAAGATACAAGACAAGAAGAAGAAAATATACAACAAACGAGAATCAGCAGAATTAGATCTGCGGAGAAAGAATCTTTTGGTCGTGCTGAGAATATTCTAGAAAATAGAATTGTTAGGGCAATAGCAAAACCAGTCAAGAAAATTACTGGTGCTGTTGCGGGTGGATTAAGTAAACTTAAAGATGCACTCATGCTTCTTTTTGTTGGATGGTTGGGTGATAAGATATTTAAAATGTTCCAGGCGAAGGCCGATGGAAATGAAGAAGAATTTAATGGATTGGCGAAAGAAGTTGGCATCGCGTTATTAGCTGCTGGTGGAGCATTCTTAGCATTAAATGGTGGATTGCTTGGAATAATGGCAACCATTGGTGGGATAGCAACATCTGTTGCTGGTTTCCTGCTTACCCAACCATTTAAATGGTTAAAGAATTTATTCTTACCAGCCAAACCACCAGTGACTGGTGGTGGTCGAGGTAGTAAACCACCAGTAGCAGGTGGTGGCGGTGGTGGTCGAGTAACAAATGGCCGGGGTGGTACACCTGGACTTGGAGGTGGTAAACCACCA